CAAGCGAACGGTGCCGCCGGGGATGTCCCGGTGATCCCACTGGCAGGGCCAGCACTTCACCCACACTGCGCCAAGTCGGTCCACCTCCAGCGCGAATGCGCCGGGGTAGATTTCCTGTGCGCGGCTCAAGAATTCCACGTTTTGAACGTACATAGGTCAGTCCTCCAAAATGGACCAAGCATCCGCCAGAGCGGCTTGGTGGTCTAGGTCTAGATCGTCTTCAATTTGCTCCAGCGCCCAGCGAAGGGCGGCTTCCAGGCGCTCCACATGGGCACGGGTGAGCGCGTAGGGGCTGCGGCGCTCCCAGCGTTCGTCGGCCAGTTCTGAAACGGTCAGGGGCTTGTCAGGATCAAGGCAGGGAATCATTACGGGTTGCATAGGTCAGTCCTTTAATCTGCAGGGCAAAACATGCCCCCATAGCCCCCGAGTGAGGGGCTATAGGTGCCGGTCAGCTAGGGTCAGTCCCTCCCCCAGCGGCGGATCATCGGGTGATCCTTATGTTCACCCAGCCAAGGGTGATCCTTATAAGCCGAGCGGGGCAGCGTCATGTAGACGCCCGCCCCCGGTTCTCCCTGCACCAGCAGGGACTCCCAGGCCCACCCGGGCAGACCCGGGTAGGACCATGCGGTAACCTGGCGGCCGTCGACGAAGGGGCCAAAAGATGAGGTCTTTTGAATCAGCATAGGTCAATCTCCTGATTGTGTAGCGGGCAACATGCCCCCATAGGCCACAGCATGGCCTATAGGTGCCGGTCATGCGTAGGTCTGTCGGGCTTGCGTCAGTCGCGCATTCCATTCGCTGGGTCCGCCGACACGGTCCACCAGATTCATAACGTCCTGAATGGCGCGGCTTTTTGCCTCTTTTGTGCTCAGTCCTTTGGAAGATACGGGCATGCCCTTGTAGGACGCGTAAACCCATGCGATAGCGCCGCCAGACACGGGGTCGGAGACCCGCCATTCCCCAGCTACCCTATGCAGGGCCAGGGTATGCGTTGCCTCGCCAACAGTAACTTTCAGCGGGCTATATTCAATCGGGAGTGTTTTCGCTCCGGTCTTACGGTCCAGCATGAGGAAAGAAAGTTTAGGCATAGGTCAGTCCTTTGGGTTACGCGTTACAGCATCCGCAGCACGGGGCATCCTCGCACCGGCCCCGGCGATTCCGAAAATATTCCCGCCCGCCAGAATTCCAGACATGGGAAACCCCACGCTCGAGACTCTGGCGCAGATACCGGCCGGCATGCGCTGCAGCATCCGGGTCCGCGTCCGCTAGTTCAGGGTCGAGCGAACGGGCTAATTCAAGGTCCGGATCAACAGCCGGGATCAGATCGGACAGATACGCCTTGCCCTTGCCAGCGTATACGATCAAGTCTCCCGGGCGGATAGGCGCACCAGTACGGGCGCACCGGCCCGGGAAACGTGCTGTCATGGTCTTCATTGGTCAACCCCTAGAGTTAAGGTGCGCCAGCGCTGCAGCGCGCGAATTGAATCGTCCACCGATAGGGGTCATATGAGGACCCCGAACGATGAACCACCCGCCGAGAATCTTCGAATGAATGATGCGAATCATGGTCAACCCCTTAGGCTGCAAGCTTGATATCGATAACCCGCTTACGGGTACCGTGAGCAGGGAAACCTACGATAGTGCCCCTTTGACGCTGGCATAACTGACAGGTGGCGCATGACACATCGTCACGCTGGGTTGCAGGACAGACCACCACGCGGCGGCCTGCAGGCGTGACAGTGTTTTGGTTTTGGGTTGACGGGAGCACCACAACGACAGGGCCGGCTTGAGTGTCGGCCAGCGTGTCAGCGTCGGACAGGTCATTAGCCGACAGGTTGACCGTAAAGCCCCATTCATTCGCATGCCTGATCCATGCGAGGGATTCAGCGTCACGGTAATGGGAATAGGTAAACCCTCGCTTGCCAATATTGGCATGCACCAGTTGACCGAGCGCGACAGGGTCGACAGTGTGACCGTTACCGGGCAGATCACCCGCTTGGTTGTGTCTCCAGAGCTGGCCATCTGGCAGGGTTGCGATAGTGGAGACAAACCCGCTCCAATGCATGCCACGGGTTCCGGCGGAAACCGCAGACCAATGCAGGGCCAGGGGTCCGGATGCTGCATAGCAGCCGTCGCGCATAGCGCAGTCAATGGGGCAAGTGTCACGGCTTGTGGTGCTCACGGGGATTGGTCCCGTTTTCACGTTACCGGATTTTAGGGACAGATGGGCGTGGATCATTTTGTACCCTTCAAAAGTGCAACGATGCAGAAGACCGCCAGCACGACGCCAGCGAAGAAAAGTCGGACACCAAAGTATCCGAGGGAGTGCAAGAATTCCATGGTCAAGCCCTTTTGAGGTCTTCAAGAAAACGGAGAACATCGGCGGTGGCGATCCAATCCTTCCGGTCTCCGTCAACGTCAACCCCTACAAATTTAGGGGAGAGCAGGTGTTGCCGGAAGTGTTCGATGCGCTCCGTCACTTCATCGTGACGGGCGGACAGTTCCCGGTTCATGGTGCGCAGGGACTCTATGTAGTTCATGGTGCGGGTTCTCCTTATGTGTAGGTCAGGCGAGCCCGTGCAGATACGCTGCAACACGGGCAGAAAACGCGGGAGGGTCACACAAAATTGTGTCGATGGTTTCAGGATGGATGCCCCGGTACAGTGCCTGCAGGATCATCATGTCCATGTCAAAAACGGGGCCATCTTGACCCGCAAATGGTTTGCCAATGCGGGAGGCCCACGCGCTGGCGCAGTCTTCAAAATTCTGAGCAAAGTCGATGGGGGTTCCGGCGTCCATGATGATCCTTTCAAGGCCCCGAGGGGCCAGGGTGTTAACGGTTGACGATCCTTGCGATGATCGCAGCGACTACAAAACAGGCGACGATGATCCCCGCCAAGAATGTGAGAACTGCGGCTAGTGCTACTGTGTCCATGTCTGCCCCTATGTTGAGCGCCGCACCGTGCAACGCATGAGTGCATCATCGGCCCTTGTCCGGCCCTTGTCACTAGGGACAAACCCTCATGTATAAACGTACAGTGCGAGCCCTGGGAAGGGTCCGGAGCCAGCCCGTAGTGAGCGTAGCGAGCAGCAGTCCCTTGATTTCCCCATCCGTTCCCCTATACTGTATAAACACCCAGTAGGGAAAACACCAATGAAGCTAAGCAGGAAAGCACTAGAGGAGGGACTAAACCAAGTCCCCATTGCACACATTCTCGGTGCAGACGTCTCCCGCCAGCTAACCGCCAAACAACGTAAGTTTGCTCATGAGGTGGCAAAGGGATCGACCAAAGCAGACGCCTACAGAGCCGCATATGACGTAACAAGCCCCCGCACAATGAGCAGCGAACCATACCGCCTAGCCGATGACCCGCGAGTGTCCCGTGAAATTGAGGCCTATACCCTAGCTCTGGAGACCGCGAAACTGCGCTCACCTGCCGCGCTCCGTGAATTAGTTATTCAATCCCTCGTGCGCGTCATCGTCGACCCCGAGTCAAAGCCCGGACAGATAACAGCCGCCGCCAAGGTACTTGGGACCGTCACTGAGGTGGCGGCCTTCACCGAGCAAAAGGTCGTTCGGACTATCTCCAGCAGTGACGACGCACGCGCTCGCGTGATGGCCGAGCTGCGGGGCATCCTCACGGCGCAAGCTCAGGACGCGACGATCATCGAGGCGGATGCCGACAGCCTGCTGCAGGAACTCAGCGTTAATTTTAACGCTGCAGCCGAGGGAGAAACCGCAGAGGCGCAGGACGCAGACCCACCCACCCCGGACCCCCCCGATGCAGCAGCAGGAGTCCCGCTGCCTTGAACATACTATTCCACTCAAACCACCCCATGCTCCCATCTCCCCACCATCCCCCATCGGTATAGCCCACCATAACCCCCCATAAAATTTTGCTCAGCCCTCAGTACCCCACCCCCTCGATCTGGCGACACCCCCCAGTCAGTCTTTGTACAAAAAGTGGTGGGGGGTAGCAAAAATTTTGGTGACAAAATTGTCAGGTGACAAATTTGTCGGATGACATAAACTGGTTTAACAAACGTTGCTAAGTCTATGATTTGTAAGGACTTTTTCAAAAACGTGGGATGTAAAGCGGCTAAAAATTTGGCGACCGTTAAAATTAACGGAAGTGAAGTGATGCTTTAAGAGTGTGCGCTAAGTTGTTGATTTGTAATGGAAAAGTGCCAAACGCCCGTCAAAAAGTGGCGCACGAAGAAAGTTTTGCAGAGTCCTCTGAGGAAGGTGTATGGGTCCAAGGAGGAGGTGTTGGAGATGGGGATGACTGAGGCTCAGAAGGAAGTGTTTTTGGCTATAGATGTGTGGTGGTGCCGGTTTGGGTACGGGCCGAGCCTGCGGAACATTTGTGAGCTACGTGGTAAGCCTGGGCTTGGGTCTACGAAGAAGATCGTGGATAGGTTGGTGAAGCTAGGTGCTCTCAAGAGGGTTGAGGGGATGGGAAGGTCTGTGCGGCCGACGTACATTTCATTCCGGGGGATGGAGTAGCAAGATGAAGCTGCACGCAGTACCTGTAAAACTTGCTGAGGCCATTGAGTTTGTGGGCAACTTTCACCGCCACAACAAGCCTCCTGCGGGCGGGCTGTTTTCTGTTGGTGTGTCTGACGGAGACAAGTTGGTTGGTGTGGCTATTGTTTCTAGGCCGGTTGCGCGGTTTATGGATGATGGCGTGACTGCTGAAGTTACGAGATGTTGTGTAGTTGATGATGCGCCAAAAGGTGCGTGTTCTTTTTTGTACGCTCGTTGCTGGCAGGCAGCAAAAGCTCTTGGCTGGCAGAAACTAATTACATACACGCTTCAGTCTGAGTCTGGCGCTTCACTGCGAGGCGCGGGCTGGAAGACGGTTGCTGAGTTGACGGCAAACAATCCCAAGTCATGGCAGAGCAGGCCGGGGCGTGAATGGCACCCAGTTGTTGGGCAAGCAAAATTTAGGTGGGAGGCTTGTCAGTGAAACTAGACGATCTAGTGGCGAGTCTGTCTCCTGCGGATCAGGAGAAGCTGTTACAGCAGGTACAAGATTACAAAGATGCTGTGGACAGGGAGAAGTGTCAGAAGAGCTTCATGGCGTATGTGAAGAAGATGTGGCCGGGATTTATTCATGGCCGACATCATGCGGTGATGGCTAAGAAGTTTGAGGAGATCGCGGAAGGTAAGTTGAAGAGGCTCTGTATCTCTTTGCCACCGAGGCACAGCAAGAGCGAGATGGGTTCATTTTTGTTCCCATCGTGGTTCCTTGGCAGGTTTCCTGACAAGAAAGTAATGCAAGCGTCAAACACTGGCGAACTTGCAGTGGGGTTTGGCCGCAAGGTGCGTAACCTTGTGATGAGTGAACAGTACGCGCAAATTTTTCCTGATGTGTCTTTGAGACAAGACTCAAAGGCTGCTGGCCGGTGGAGCACAAATAAGCAGGGGGAATACTATGCTATCGGCGTCGGCGGCACAATGACTGGCCGTGGCGCTCATCTGATGATCATCGATGATCCTCACTCGGAGCAAGAGGCTGCAATTGCCGCGTTTCAACCTGAGATTTACGACAAGTCTTACGAGTGGTACTCATCCGGTCCTCGTCAGCGTCTCCAGCCTAACGGGGCTATAGTTATCATCGCCACTAGGTGGTCCAAGAGAGACTTGATTGGCCGCGTGCTCAAGGCGGCGGGCGAACTAGGTAAAGAAGACGAGTGGGAAGTCATTGAACTCCCGGCAATCATGCCTTCGGGTAAACCCTTATGGCCTGAGTTTTGGTCGTATGAGGAACTGTCTGCTCTAAGAGACGAACTCCCACCGGGTAAGTGGAACGCTCAGTACCAACAGAATCCCACCGCTGAAGAAGGCGCGATTGTCAAAAGAGAGTGGTGGAAAATTTGGGAGAAGGAAAAGCCTCCTTCATGTGAGTTCATCATCCAGTCTTGGGACACCGCTTTTACTAAGGGTGAGCGAAACGACTACTCTGCGTGTACTACGTGGGGTGTGTTCAACATGAACGAAGATGAAAATGACGTAAATATCATCTTGTTGGACCGTTTTCAGAAGCGAATGGAGTTCCCTGAACTAAAAGAAAAGGCGCTGGCTCACTATAGAGAGTGGGAACCTGATGCTTTCATCGTGGAAGCCAAGGCTGCAGGTGCTCCGCTGATCTTTGAACTGCGGGCTATGGGAATTCCGGTGTCTGAGTACACCCCAAGTAGAGGGAATGACAAGTTTGTCCGTATCAATTCTGTGGCAGACCTGTTCCAATCGGGTAAAGTCTGGGCTCCAGACACCCGGTGGGCTAGAGAACTCATTGAAAACATGGCCGCTTTCCCGAACGCACCCCATGACGATGACGTAGACAGTGCTGTTCAGGCCCTGATCCGCTTCCGGCAGGGTGGTTTCCTGCGTCTACAGACAGACGAACAGGACGAAATGCGGTCTTTCAAGCGCAAAGTAGCGTTTTACTGAGGATTACAGATGGCAACGAACTTCTCTCCCGAAATGATGCCTCTTGACATGGGTGTTATGACCGAAGAACCGGCTCTGGAGATTGAAATTGAAGATCCTGAGAGCGTAAAAATTGGGATTGACGGGGTTGAGATTGAACTGATGCCGGAACCTGAGACGGCTGAGGACTTTGACGCAAATCTTGCGGAGTACATGGACGACGGGGAGCTTCAATCCCTGGCTTCTGAGTTAATTGACCTCGTAGATGCGGACATCAACAGTCGCAAAGACTGGACAGATATGTTTGTCAAGGGTCTAGAAGTCCTTGGCATGAAGTATGAGGAGCGTACTGAGCCCTGGAACGGGGCCTGTGGCGTTTACAGCCCCCTACTGACCGAGGCGGCGATCCGTTTCCAATCGGAGATGATCACCGAGACGTTCCCGGCTCAAGGTCCGGTAAAAACGCAGATTATCGGGGCGATTGACCGGCTGAAAGAGGAGGCCGCAGAGCGAGTTCGTGACGATATGAACTACATGCTGACCGAGCGGATGATTGACTACAGGTCCGAGCATGAGCGGATGCTGTACTCGCTGGGCCTTGCTGGGTCGGCGTTCAAGAAGATCTACCCGAATCCCAGTACAGAACTGCCTGCTGCCCCATTTGTCCCGGCTGAAGACTTGATCATGCCTTACGGGGCGTCGAATGTGTACACAGCAGAGCGTGTGACTCATGTCATGCGCAAAACTGAGAACGAGATCAAGAAACTACAGGTAGCAGAGTTCTACAGGGACGTAGAACTGGGTGAACCTGTCAGGTTCTTCACTGACATTGAGAAGAAAAAGGCCGAAGAGCAAGGGTATACCCTTACCGATGATGATCGGTATCAGGTATTGGAGATCCACGTAGATTGGGACATGCCAGGGTACGAAGATGAAGTCCCTTTGCCGTATGTGGTCACGGTTGAGCGGGGTACTCAAACGGTTCTGGCAATCCGTAGGAACTGGGAAGAAGACGACAAAAAGAAACTCAAGCGACAGCACTTCGTCCAGTACACGTACATTCCTGGATTCGGGGCTTACGGTCTCGGTTAT